TCTGGCTTGTATTCTTTTTTTATTTCTTTTAGGAACTCAAATGAATCTTCTCTATGATATGGAATGTGTAAATCTGATATGACTAAGATTCTTTTATTCATAACTAACTGTTAGTTGTATTTGCCGTTTTGTGCAATACTTACTTAGCCAAAAATATTGTGATTAAAGCCAAAGATAAAGCACCAAGTCCACAAAGAATAGACCAAAATAAAGATTCTACTTTTTTCTCCAGCTTATAAACTGAACAACCAAGTATTTTGATTTCTCTTTTAATTCCTGTAATATGCCCTTTAAATGTAAGAGATTGTAATTCGTCTAATTTTTTTGTCATTGTCTTTATCAGTACATTTGCAAGACTTCAAAAGACAACAACTGCCATCAGCTAATCTATAAATGCACGTTAAATATTGTGCAGTCCTTTTATCAGACAATTTAGTTTAGATAAAGTCTATTTATTAAAAGTCTTTTGTATGTCCGAATAGAAGTCTTTGTAAAACTTCTGAACATCTTTTAAGTATGTTTCGTAGTTTTGTTTTAGTTCTTCGTATGTCGGTAGTTTAAATGTAAACATTTTATTCTCCTATTTAGTTTTAGAATATATATGTTGCGTTGCAACAAAAATCAAGACTACTTGATATTTAAATGTTCTTTAACTGATGAGATAATGTATTTGGCAATCTCCCACTTCCATTCTGCGTATAAGCCAAGCACTAGTCCAATAATGAAATATATCATGTATTTGTTATGTCAAAGATTTTAGAAAAAGTCAAAAAACTTGTTCTTAAAGACAGATGGTGCTGGGAATTTAAGTTTTGATTCTTTGAGTTTTTCTACACCTCTTACTGTAATTGGAAATGCTACTGCTGGTTCTGAAATTAGATTGCCTGAAGATACTGACAATGGTTCAAACTATGTTGCTCTAAAAGCGGCAGATAATTTAACAGCAAATTTAACTTTAACTCTACCAAGTGCAGACGGAACTTCAGGACAAGTCCTTCAAACAAATGGAAGTGGGGTTTTAAGTTTTGGTGGTGCAGGAAAAGTTTTGCAAGTTGTTTCTACTGTTGTTACAACTGCTTCTTCAACTTCACTTACAACAACACAAGCTGATATTCCAAGTCTAAGCGTTTCAATAACACCCACATCTGCTTCAAATAAAATTTTAATATTATGGAAAATAATGTTCAGTAATTCTAGTGGTGATGGTATGCAGGGATTTTTACAAAGAAGCGGTACTAATATAGCAATAGGTTCAACTGGTGCTTTAGGAACTCTTGCGACTATTCCATTTTTAACTGCTAATTCAAATAATTATTGGGGTTTTGATGCTTCGGGTAGTTATTTAGATTCTCCTTCTAGCACATCTGCCTTAACATATAAATTTCAAGCTGCTGCTAATAGTGGAACTATAACACTTTATATAAATAGATCAGGTAGAGGTAGTGCTGATGGTTGCTATATATCAACAATTACAGCAATGGAAATAAAAGGATAATATGACTGATATAATTCAAGCAATACTTAAAATAAATCCTAAGGCACAAGTGAGTGTTGTTGCTGAAGATATAAACCAAATTACTTGGTTAAATGGAACTACACCAATTCCTGCAAATGAAATACTTGCTAAACAACAAGAACTAATTAAAGAATATAATTCTAAAAAATTCCAAAGAGATAGAGCAAAAGAATACCCTGATTTTAAATATTATTTAGATGGTATTGTTAAAGGCGATCAAGCACAAATAGATAAGTATATTGCTGATTGTTTAGCTGTTAAAGCCAAATATCCTAAAGAATAGACTTAACTTCTTCTTCAGTTAAACCAAGTGCTTTTAACTTAGCAATAGCTGAGTCTTTTCTAGCTTTTTCTTGTTCTTCTTTAGTAATCATTTGCATTTTTAAATTATTTTCAATTTCAGTATTTATATTAGCTTGATTAACTTCTTGTTCTGTTAATTCAATAATTTTTTCTTCACCTGTTATTATGTTTATTTCTCGTCTAATCATATTTATAAGTATGTTATATTAACTTCTCCTGCATCAAAAGTATTAGAACCACCAGTTGTAGTAATTCGTATTCTGTCTAATGTTCCACTTAATGTTTTTCCACCATAAGACCAACAAGGATATGTTGTAGTTCTAACACCACCACCAGTAATGAACCAATTGTTTCCATAAGCTTTTAATGTATAATAACCTGTTAAAGACCAACCAGCATCAGTGCTATCCATTAAAGCAAAAGCATTTGTAAATTGTGTATTTGACAAACTTGATGCTGAAGCTCCACCACCAATATTAGTATAACCAGTTGTTGCTATTGAACCATTTCCTATTTGAATACAAACAGCAACTGCTCCATTTGTGCTTACATCTTTAAACAAAACATTTATTTCTTTTACTCCTGAAGGAATACCTATGATATCAATAGATGTCCCTGATGTTGTCGCAACAGCAGTTCCTGAAGTAAATCCTGCTGAAACCGAACTGAACGACAAAACCCCACTTCCATTTGTTTGAAGGAACTTATGCTTTTGGAAATCTATTCTTTACAGATTCTATTGAATTAAGCCAATTCTCAGTACCATTAACTTTATCCCAGTATAGCATATCAAGTTGGTCAGCTATGGAAGGGTAAGCTATTCTTCTATTGTTTAATATGTCTTGCAGTTGTTCGTATGCGATAGCTTGTGCTTCAAAGGCATTTAATTGTGCCATTGTAGGTTTAGGAATATCAAGATTCCATTCAGCTATAAATACTCCATTACCATCTGAGTTGTCTTGTAGTTTTACGTCTTTACGAAAATTTATTTCTCTATTTGCGTATAGTTTTATTTTAGTTGATAAATTCATTTATGCTCCTATTAATTTAAATGCACTGAAATAAGTATTTGCTTGACCATCATTTATAATTTGATTGCTACCTGTTGTTTGATATAAATAAACTTCTAAATAATCTGTTGTACCATTCATATCAACTATTGTTGATACTTCAGGATTTACTAATCCAGATACTGTATATTGATTACTTTCAGCAATAACAGCTCCATTTTTATAAAGCCAACAACCCCATGTATTTGTTGTTACTGCACCTTGTGAAGCAACTTTTGCTATTATTGAATATTTACCAGATGTTGTTGGTGTAAATGTGCTAGATGCAAAATTGCTATCACTATCAAATAACTCTGTTTGAAATGTTACTTTAGTTAAAGTTCCAGTTGCCACTCCTGTTTGAGCAGTGCTTTTATATGCTTTAAACGCTGGAGTATTAGTTCCACCAACTCCTGCAACAAAATTAGTTCTAGTCATTTTTCTTACAGCAGTTGCACTATCATCATAAACTAAAACCAAATCACCACCTGCAATACTTGTTTCAACAGTTGCCCCAGTAAAAGAAGTCGTGGGCAAATCACTACTGAAAGACAAATTCCCAGCACCATCTGTCTTTAAGAACTGACCAGCAGTACCATCAGCAGAAGGAAGAATCCAAATTTTATCAGCACTCAAACTAGCAGGTGCTTTAAAGCCAACATAATTTACTCCGTTAGCAGTAGTTTCAGAAAAACGAATTTCTTTTTGATTTTGTAAAATTAAATTAACAGAAGAAGTAAGAGAAGAATCTGAAAGTGTTAAAACAGTTCCAGTAGCAGTAGTGGTTAGTCCAGTTACAGATACAGTTGAGTCTAACCAATTTACAGTATTAGCAGAATGGTCAAGTGTTGCTAAAGAGATGTCATCAGCACCATCGTAATACTTTAAAGTTGGAGTTGTTGCTGATGTCGTATCAAGCCAAATTGTTCCAGCAACAGCACCACTTGGTCTAGATGTTCCTGATTGAGAAGTGTTAATAGCTTGTAATGCAGAATTAAGATCTGATCTAAAACTTGGGAATGATTGATTCGCTATTACTAAATCGTTTTGTGCCATAATCTATCTAATATCTTATTTAAAATCCTTTTGCAATATAATCAAAAGTTCTACTTACTCCAGTTCCACCACTATTCTTAAAGGCAATATTGAATCCTGAAATAGTCTTGCTATTTAAAGTATAGTAATCGCCAGTAGCCATTCCTTGATTAGTAATACCGATAGCATAATTAACAGAATAGAATGGTCTTGTAAAGGTAACAGTATAAGTTCCAGTTCCACTTACTAAATCATTTCCATTTTGAATAGTATCTTCAACATCTATTGTTACACTTAAAGCAGATACAACAGGAGTAGAAGCCAAGTCATCTGATCTCATCATTAATCTAAATTTAAAATATCTAGCTGTGTAATCACCAACTACAAAATTTCTAAATGCAGTATAAGTTATATTATCAGCAGATGTAGCAATTTCTAAATGAGCATTACAGTTAGCAGGAGAATCTCCATCAAAGTTAGAAGCACCATCATCAAATAACCCAGTTTCAGTATCAAAAAGATTATCTATGTTATCAACTGTTTGTGTAAGAGAAGCAGTTACACGAACTGTGTAACTTCCGCCAATGTCAATAGGAGAAGTAAATTCATAAGAACCAGTAGGAGATAAATCATAAGTAGTTACACCAGCATCAAAAAAAGTTGTAGGAGAATCAAATAATCCAACAGCAGAATCAAAAATTTCAGTAGAATCTAATCTTAAAGCACCACCATCAACATAGACATTAGTTTTAGTTCCTGAGAATGTAGGTGATTCAGTTTGTGTTAGAACAGCATTAAAATCTCCTATCTCTAAAATGTTAGTTGATATAACAGCTTCATTAGATGAGAAGTTTCCATTTTTATCTACAGCTTTAATTAAGTAAGAACCTATTCTAGCTGGTACTGTAACTGAAGTAGCTGGTCTTGCAACTTTTTCAACAAGCGAAACTGAGTTCTGCCATTCAGCACCAGTTGTTAATGTACTAAATCTAATTGCATAATAAGCTAAATCTAAATCTGGTATTTGTGTCCAAGACAAATGAGCATCACGTCCAATAATGTTACAAGAAAAATCTTCTACGTTAGCAGGTGGTAGTAATCCACCAACAATAGTTCTTGATGCAGATGTGTATGTAGAAGAAACTCCTAAAGTATTAAATGCTTTTACTCTTACGTTATAAAGTGAACCATCTACTACGTTTAATATTCTTTGAAATAATCCTTTTCCTTGTCCATGAATAATGTAATCGGTATCTGTGCTTAGTTTGTATTCAACTTGGTAATAGTCCACAAAAGAATCAGGAGAAGCACCAATCGTTACATCTAAAGAAGTTATTACCACTCCGTCTGAGTATTCTATAAGTTGGTCATCTAAAGTAACTGAAGCTGGTGCAGATACACTATTAGGATTTGGTAAAGTAGTATCAGCTATTACTGGTGCTTGTGCTTTAACTGACCAAGTATAGAAATTATCTTGATGCTCTACAAGTTGTAATGAAACTGTTGAATCAGAATTAATTGATAAACCCATTACTCTAAATGGTTTTGCACTAAATCCACCAGTTACATAAGTTAAATCTACAATATCTCCAATCGTTACGTTTAATGCTTCTGAAGTACATCTTAATTCAACACCTAAAGCATTTCTTGAACGTCTTAATATAATCTCGCAAAGTTCTTCAGTTTGATAAGGATTTGTTATGTGTTTAAAATCAAATCTTCCTTCTAATAAAATAGAATTATCTTCTGCAAACATTGTTGCGTATTGATCTCCTGCTGGTAAAACAGAATCATCAAATGGTGGAAAAGATACTGTATCATTTTGCCAGTTCTTATTAGGATTACAGAATGTACCTATAACTCTATTGTATTTAGAGTTTTTCTTTTCTCCAAGAATTTTAATACCACCAATAATATTATCTTTGTTTAAACTTAAAACTGTTGAACCTGAATCTTCTATAATTAATTTGTATTTACCTTGCGTATAAGTAAATATTGCTTTCATTGGAGTTAGTAATTCTCTTACGTTATCTATAACTTTTTGTGATGAATCTAATACTGCGTTTGTTGTTAATAAATTTATTGCAGTTCCACTTGTATATGGAGTAACTAATGTATCGCAAGTAGTTGCTGAACTTTTAAATGAATCGTAATTAGTTTCAAATGCAGAAGTTGGTAAACCTTTTCCATATCTAGTATTTCTTAAATAATCTAAAAGAATTAAAGCTGAATTATTAGAATAAGCCCAAGTAGAAGAAGTTGATTCTCTATGTGAACCTGAACCGCCTTTAGTAGAATCTAATCTTGGGTCATAAATCTTTTTACCTTTTAGAGTTACTTTAACATCAGGCAATCCATTAAAAGCATCTTGATTCCAAGTAAATTTAAAAGCAACATAAGCAACACCAGATAATTTGTAATTAGAATCCCAATTTGTACTTTCATCTAGCAAAGAAGAAGTTGATTGATTATCTAAACCATAAAATCCTTGAACAGATATTAAACTTGCACCATCTTTATAAAAATTGGTATCAGAACTATTTACTGTTCTAACTGTACCATCAGTTAATGCACCAGACCAAGTTACTAATTTGTCATCAATATAAATTGCGTCAATAGATTCTATTCCTGCATCTCCACCTTCGCAAAGAACTCCTGCTATATAAAGATTTGTATTAGTTGCACCTGAACTTTCCACAAATACTCGTGAAATACCAACTTGTCTTAATCCATAAACTATTGGTATATTTGCGTCATTAGAATCTTTATTAACAAGTACACCTTGTGCTGATTCAAAATTAGAATTAAAAGAAGGTGATTTAGGTTTAGAAGGTTGTAACCAGCTTAATGCTGTTGATACTATAGAAGTTATAGTGCTAAATATTTTTGTAACTGATTTGAATATACTACCCATTTAATCTCCCACCTAAATTCCAGCTTGGTTTAGTTAGTCTCATTTGATGTTTAACAATCTTATCTTCTTTAACTCTTATCCATTTAATTGGTTTGTCTACTCCATACAAGTTTGTGAAATGATCTTTAGTCCAAGACATAATTTCTTTTAGGTTTCTTTTAGCTAATGTTTCAATATGCCACAAGTTACTTCCACAATTCCATTCATTAGATTTTAGTTGTCCAGTTTTCATAAATTTATGTTCTACTATATCGTTAATCAATGCCCAATTTGTATAGCCAATAATTTCATCTTTATCTCTATGAATCTGATATTGTCCAAGATTATAAGAAGGCAAAATATGATTAGCGATTTGTCCATAAGTATATTTGTTATATTTTTCAAAATGTCTGTACACCGATACAATTCGGTAAAAGTCATTCATGCCCTTCCCCATTTAATTTCTTTAACTGATTGTGATGCATAATCAAAACCTTTATCAGTAGAGAAATATAATTTTTGTGAATTAGTATTTGTTTTTCTTCCAGCAATCTTATCAAAATCTGCCCAATGTGAAGCTATTGAAATTGCAACTTCAGAAGTATTATCTGTTTCTGTAATATTAAAGTTTTCTATTCTTCCATCAAATAAAAGAAATGGGCTAGATATTAATGCCTGAGAAGCATCTAAGAATCCTCTATAAACAAATGCCTGTTTATTCATGTAGTCATAATTAAGAAATAAACTTATC